CTAGAGTGTTCAAGTATGATGGTACTTTAAGGGACTCGCCTTGTATAGCCTCCATCTCCGCAGTCAGGAAAATCGTTTACCTGGCCAAGAAGATCAAAGGAGACTGTGATGAAAGCTACAAGTTTGCTGCCATCGACGAGTTCTTTACCATTGAGGAAGAGGCACGCCATCCCACTCTTAATTGGGGCGACGTGTTTTCTCCTTACGACGGTTCCAACCGCTCGATTCAACGTTTCTTGGACTTCCAGTCCACAGATACAGAGGAGAGAGTTGGGGACGAGCCCGGCTGGGCCTCAATCGCTGACGTCTTGCGACGCGTCTCTGATGTCGTAGTAGGACTTCTACCAGCTTTTGACCCAGATGGGATTAGTTGCCATCATGGACCTGGTGCTGTCTCAGACGGCCATAAAGGGGAGTCTAAGTATTCTTTTCCCCATTGGCCTTCTAAGTTAGAGACGTTGTTTCCCTTTGACCTGCACGCCTCATCCAACTTTCTACAGGATGATTCTGTGCCTCGGTACGAGGAGGTGGCGTCACTACTTGGATCTGTGCCCAAAACTATGAAAGGCCCTAGGCTTATCGCCTCCGAGCCGATCGCTAATCAGTGGGTACAGCAGGGCATCGCTGCCTGGTTCTTGACTTCGTTTGAAACGTCCTACCTAGGACGGTCCATACGGATACGGGATCAGAGCTATAACCAACAGAGGGCGCGTCAAGCGTCTCTTGGAGGTTTGGCAACAGTTGACCTAAGCTCTGCATCTGATCGTCTGACGTGTTATCTAGTTGAGAGGGTTATGGCTGCGAAGCCAGAGCTCTTGTCAGCGATGATGGCATGTAGAACATCGACGCTTATCCAGAGATTGGATAAACGACATCCTGAGACACTTGTGCTCAAGAAGTTTTCATCGATGGGCTCAGCACTCACGTTTCCGGTTCAGTCTTTAATGTTCTTTATTTTGGCCCTTTCTGCGAGCTTAATTGCTAGCGGAGAGAAAGTTAGGATAGAGAGCGTGAAGAGGCATGCCAGGAATGTGTCGGTCTACGGGGACGATCTAATTGTCCCTGTACGTTCGCTTCAGCACCTGCGGCGGATTCTAACTGCCGTAGGCCTCAAAGTCAATACGCGCAAAACTTATTCGGTTGGTAACTTCCGAGAGAGTTGCGGCGCCGACTGGTATGCCGGGTTCGACGTAAGAGCCTGCTATATCCGGTCTGACTTTGACCCAAAATCTCCTAGCACCATCGGTACGGTTATTGCTACTTCTAACAACTTCCATGCCTTCGGGCTGTGGAGAGTGGCAGACTACCTACTGTCGAGGATCCCTACACGTATGTTGGAAACAATCCCAATTTCGCAGTATATCGCGGAAAAGGGACCAGCGACGGGTAGAGATGATGCTAGGACCACTAAAGGCCTCTGTAGCTACGTCGGCACCTGTTCTGACCACCTTCGCAGGCGGTACAACAAGGACCTTCATCGTTACGAGTTCCGTACTGCATCACTGCAGACGAAGGACTCATCTGGAGAGCCTAGTGGGTTCTATCGATTACGTCAGTACTTCACTGAGCGTCCGAGGCCCGATGTCAATTGGACCCCGATGCTTATCGGTAG